CCGGTAATAAAGTTCTGCGTATATCCGGTTCCCGTATGGCATGAAGGTCGGATAGTTTGCCTTTCCGGATACAAAAAGGGCAAGGCGGATATCCCGGCAGTTTTCCGGCGGATAAAAATCCATTTCCGTCTTTCCTTTTTTAAAAAACACCCAGTGGACACCTTCGGTGTCGCTGTAGGAAAATCCACAGTGGACTTCACCGTAATTCCCCTCTCCGCTGGATCCGGAAGCCACGTACCGGATCCGTTCCAGCCCCTCCGGTTGGATGGGCCAGGTCAGGTTGATCACCGCATAACTGTCATCCGGAACTGTACATGCGCCGTGCAGACGGACGAAAACATCAAACTCCTCATGGACTTCCTCCTTAATCTCAAAATGGACGCCCTGGTAAGTATCTTTTGAAAGATAGTACTGGCTGGCCGAAATCTTTTCCATCCGCTTTTCCTGACTGTACACCTGGATCATAAGCGCCTCCAGTTGGGGATCACGGTAAGGGTAAATCCCTGCGTGATAAGGATCTCATTCTCCCCCGGTTTCAGGTACAGGTCCTCATAATCCCCGCTGACGGAAGTGTTCATTATAGCTCCGTCCTTGCGGTATGCAAGCATCCGCTCTGTGTCGATGGTAAGGTTCTGCCCTACCGTGGCTTTCATGGTCTTTCCGTTGACCGTCAGGATGCAGGTGCCGTTTCCGGTGATCTTGTAGATGGGATGGCTTTCCGAAAATGGGTTATATTTGATATCCAGATCAGACGGATGGTACTCCAGACACCCCTTATCCAGATAGATTCCCGGTTCACAGGTGAATTTCAGGTCAAAATCTCCTGCCGTTTCCGAATATCTCTCCACTTCACCAAGGGATACCGTTTTTACCTTGTAAAACAATCCATAGGAATCGCAAAAATATAACTTCCTGCATCCCTTCAGAAACTCCCTTGCAGCAAAATGCGCATCCTCCCAGTCTCCCCTTTTCCCGGCAAGGTTTAGGTCTGCCACTGCTGAAATAACCGTATCTCCATACTGCCCTGTATCTTCGTACAAGTCGCCCCGTCCGGCAACCGTAGTCTTCTGATACACCTTCTGCCCTATCTGAACAGAAGGATACCCTTCAAAATACAAACAGAATTCTGTGGATCTTCTCCCGCTCTGATCAGCAATATACCAGTCTTCCATTATGCGCCCCTCCTTTTGACTGTGTTCTCTTTTTTTGTTCCTTTGAGATCTCTTTTTTCGTCTTCTTAACGGTTTCATTGACAAGCTCCTTGCCGTCAACATGAAACGTATTATTGACTACCACGGAAGGATCATCATCTGGCTCATCCGGTTCATAACCGTTGTTTCTGTATTTCTCCCGTGCTGCTATTTCATTGTTATCTGCCGCCCTGTAGGATTTTTCCTGCATAGCCAGAACAAAATCAGCCGCAGCCGTTTTCTTCATGGCATCTACTGTTCTCCCAACGCTTTTGACAGACGCTTTTTCCAGGTTGGGAGTTTCCTCTTCCACACCTTCACTGACACCGGCGATCATGTTCACACCGATCTCATCCCGTGCCCGTTTGGAAGGGGAATGGATACCCAGCCATCCCTTTACGGTCTCAATAGCGTTTTCAGCAGCACTGACAGCAGCATCTACCAGATTCCCGGCAAAATTGGATACACCGGAAGCAATCCCGGAAATGATATTTTTTCCAACACTTAACCAGTCAATCTCCGTAAATGCCTTTTTAGCACTGGAAGCAATCCCTTTCAGCTTGCTTGGAATACTTGTTACCAGGCTGCTGATCCCGTTTCCGATCTTGGTGATCAAATTTGTACCAAGGCTTCGCCAGTCTATATTCTGAAACATATTCTTGGCATTTGTTGCAATACTTTTTACCGTATCAGGTATCTTGCTGAAAAGCGCTTTCACACCATTCCAGATGCCTGTTATGATGGTTTTTCCAAGTCCCAGCCAGTTTACGGCTCCGATCACTGATATAATGGCAGATACAATTTTCGGAAATTCAGCAATCAGGTTCGGGATGTTCTGTATGATACCGGTCAGTAACTTCTTGATAATATTTGCACCTGCAAACAGAATTTTTGGCAGGTTCTCATTAATAATATCCGCAACATTTTTCACAATGGTCGGAACATATGCAATGAGATTCGGAAGCGCAGCGATCAGTCCGTCTACAATGTTATAGATAAACTGGATCCCGGCATCAACCAATCTGCCTGCATTCTCTTTCAGAAATTCAGTGAAATTCTGGATAAGCGGAAGTGCACTTTCCAAAAACATTGGTATCGCCTGCTGTAGCCCAGCCCCGATCTGAGTAAGCATCTCATATCCCGTGTTCAATAATTCCGGAGCGCTTTGGATTAGATGCGAAGCCAGTTCTGAAATGATATGGAAGGCTAATTCGGCCAATGATCCTGCAACCGACAAAATCCCGGAAGCCAAAGCCTCCAGTATCTGCTCTCCAGAAGACATGATCTGAGGAAGGTTCCCAGTCAGATTTTCTGTAATCGACCGGATCACATCTGCTGCTGCCGTAATGAGGTTTGGAAGCGACTTTGCAATTCCCAACAACAGATTACTGATGATTTTACTCCCGGCCCCGATCAGCCCCTCTGTTCCGCCTGTTTTAAACGCTTCTGTCAGCTGTTCCACTGCATCTATGGCCGCCGGCAAAAGTGTGCTTCCAATGGACTCCGTAATAGGTTGTACGACCTCTCCAAGAAGCTGCTGTGCATTATCCTTTAATGTGGAGATCATGCCATTGATCGTCTGGCTCTGTTTCTCCATGGACTTATAATATTTACCGCCTTCAGAGGTTGCACGCTGCATGGATGCCGTGATCTCATCTACCGATATCGTACCCTTACTGATGCGGTCGTACAGTGAATCCATAGATTCTCCCGTGGATTCACTGATCTCCTGAAGCGGGTTGAACCCGGCTTCGATCATCTGCTTCACATCTTCCAGGGAAACCTTGCCTGCTGAGGACATCTGTCCATAAGCCATAGCTATGCGGCTCATTTTATCCGCAGATCCCTGGGAAATGTCCCCCAGCATCATCATCTTATCCATGGCTTCATCCGCTGTGAAACCATAGTTCATGAGAAGCTGGGTGGTATCCGCAAGTTCCGGAAGCTCAAACGGTGTTGCCGCACCAACCTTTTTCAGTTCGTCAATCACCTGTGCTGCCTTTTCGGCTGATCCGGTCATAACCTCAAAAGAAGTTTCATACTGCTGGATAGAAGCGTTGTATTTGACACCAGCTGCTCCCAGACCGGCAAGAGACGTTCCTACTGCGGCAATCGCACCAGTAGCAATCTTCGCCGCACCGGCTGCAGCGCTGCCAATAACAGAAAATCCTTTTTTGGCAAATCCGCCTAAGCCGGATAAGCCTTTGCTTAATCCGCTTTTATCAAGCTCTGTCCCAATTTTTACAGTTCCATCATTCGCCAATCATCCCACCTACCTTTTTCGATAGAGATCATCGGCTCATAATGGCACTACCTGATCTGTTTTCCTTTTCTTATCCTGATTTCAAATTCTTTCCCGCAGTTTCTGCCCTTGCACCTTATGGTTATCCCCTCACACTCACAGTACGGTTTATAAAATACAGGCATGGAATAACCACAGTATGGACAGATCACTCTTTTCTGCATTCGTCCATCCTCTTTCTGACATATTCCTTCATATCCCGGTTCCTCTTTGCCAGCTTCGCCTCATGGTCCATACTGCTCTCCGCCTTTTTCAATGCGTAAATACTGCGCATCTTTTTCAGGAAAGCTTTCTGGTTTTTCCCCAGTCCCTTCAGATCTGCCGTCCGGTAATACATGACACGGGAGATCAAAAGCTCCTCAGACAGTGAATCGAACATAGCCATAAATTCCCACCAGTGCAGATCCTTATCTGCAGTCTGGTTCAGATTTATCCGGTACTGCGTCCGGAAAGCCGCATAGATCATTTCCGCATCCTGTTCAAAGCAATAGGCCCTGACATTCTTTCCTGCTGTGCGTACCGGCTTCCCATCCGGACGTTTTTTCAGTTCCTCGCCGCAGCGGTGGAACAAAAGAAGCTGCTCCATGGCAGCCTCCATATTCCCCGGGATATTCTTCCTGTAAAAAATATTCAGTGCATCCAGAAGCTTCTGTTCATCGTCCCTGTCGCTGAACATGACCATCTCGATCAGGATATGGGCCCGGTATCCATAATTTACCGGATACCACATGCCGTCCACCTTGACCTCTCTCGGAAGATCATCCAGCAGTATATTGGCTTTCATCACTTGATCCGTTCAAGACTGTACGGAGACAGAAAATGCTCCTTCTGCTCACGGACGGCAGAGAGGAACTCGTCATAAGCTTCTTTTGCCTCCTGTGCATCTTCACAGTCTTTCAGCACATCTTCCCCTGTAGCTGTCAGAAAAAACTTCCGGAACATCCGGATCAGGGCATCCAGTACATCCCCCAGTTTCCCCTGGCTCATTTTCCTGATCCTTTCCTCATCTTTTTCCATGGCGCGGATCGCCTTTTCAAAGTTCGCTGCATGGTTTTTATTTGAGATACTGAAACGGATCTCTTTTCCATTGATCTGCATATCCTGTTCCTCCTTTTAATCTTGCTGGTAACTCCATTCCGACGGAGTGGAACCCACTTTCTTAAATTCAACGTCAATGGCTGAGGTCTCCCCTGCATTGCCGCCTCCGTCTGAATTTATGATAATGGACACCTTGCCTTTTTCCCCTTTTCCGTTCAGGATATTAAAGTAAACGTAATCGGTGATAACCGCATTTCCGGTCCCATACTTGATCGCATGGCTGAAAATATAATCCTGTACTTCATCTCCGATATACCGGTCCCCGGTCACAGCAAAAGAACGCTGGTTTCCTGTCCTCTGCGTGGACTGCCCGGCACGGATGTAGGTTTTATCCACCGTGATCGGGTTCATCTGTGCGTCCAGCCCTTCAATCCCCATTTGGACAACACCATATTCTGTCTCTTTTGTCTGCCCCTCCCCCGGTGTCAGGTTGATGGCAAAGACAAAATCATCATTTGTCACCCATCCCTCATATTCGGGTTTAGGTACTTTTCCCTGCATCAGTTCTGTTAATTTCATGCTCCTGTCTCCTTTTCAAAATAAATCAGCCTGCACTGGATCATATACCGTGCAAGCCCCCTCTCTGCATAAATACCGGCCAGATTCGGCATGTTCTGCAGGCACTCCATCTTTTTTATCTGGCAGTTGTCCGGAAATTCCGGATAAATCCTTTTTCTATTCTGGGAAGAAATCCAATCCATAAACGCCTGTGCAAGATTCATAGCTTCCAGGTTCAGATCGTCCCCGTATGTGGAATAGGTCTTTGTTATTACGATGGTAAAACCATATTCCTTTTCTGCTGCCCGTATATAGCTCTTCCGAACCTTATCAGAATAGTTAGTGATAAACGATACCGCATCTTCTGATTCCGGCGAAAAATTAAAATTCAAAAGATCACCTACAAGTTCGCTGATCTTCGGTTCGAAATACGCTTTCATAGCATCATGCTTGGTCACTTCTTTCCACTCCTTAGATAATCTTCATAAGCTTTTGCCAGATCATCACCTCTGGCTGTTTTCATAGCCTTATTCCATTCAGACGTAGCAAGTGGATGGGGAGACTTTCTGTACTTCAGCTTCTTCCCTGCAGGTTTCTTTTTGGGAGGAGAATAAAATCCCATTACCTCTCCGCCATCCATGATAGGATAATTCGGTCCATATACTTCTCCTTCATACTGATAATGGGCGTAAGGTGACAGATAATGTACAATTCCCTGTTCTCCGGCCACGTATGTCCTGACATTCTGAGCCAGAAGCAGATTATCAGCCGGAACATATGGATCCATCAGACGTTTTGCTTCATTGGCAAGGAATAGCAAACCTTCTTTCCCTCCTGCCTTTTCCTCTGCCACCTGCTTTACTGGTTTATTCCAGTTAAATTCCACGTCTATAGCTCTACCCTCCGATCCTGTAATGCTTATCCATCGGAAATGCAGTGTTGTCCGAAAAAGCTGTCACTTTAAACGCATTCGGACTGTAACGGTTCAGTACCTGTGCAGCCATATGTCCGGATTCTCCGGTGATCTCCTCCTGAATTTCATCCAGGATTACGATATCTTCCTGAGACACAGTGAAATGCCCGGCAGGCTTCTTCACAAACTCGTGATAAGGAAGATACCTGGGATCCTTTGGTATCCGCACAGTATAGATGTTCCGGATGTCGGCATCTATCCCCGAAAAAGTCGTACCCACAGAAGATTTCCAGAAACAATTATGGAGCACGGTACGATACCAGTGCTCCTTCCTGTTTTCTGTATCTGCTGCCCGTACCCGGTTATAAACCGTCAACGTATGTACATAATTGGGATTCAGCATAAATTCCTCCTTTTCAGATACCACAGTACAGTAGTCCTGTATTTCCCAGATACCGAAAAATAATCTCCCTGACTTTTTTTGCTTTTCCATCTTCGGTATAAATGGATCTGGAAAGATCAAAACTCCCTGACTGTCCGTCATTATTAAAAGATGCCAGAGGTCCAAGACCGCCTTGTGATGTAATCTGCTGCTGCATCTGATCTGCCTGATAGAGAAGTTCCACCAGCTCACAGCAGCAATCTCTTATCCGGTCGGTGATAAGGGAAGAATCTGCAACAATCCGGTCAAAGGTATATTTGTCAATCTCTATCCTAGCCTGCTTTTCCCAGTAGAAAAACGCATCTTCCGGCACTGTTGGGTTTCTGCCCAGCAGATACTTCAATTCATAATAACTGTAAGTTGCATACTGCATCCGATCACATCCTCATTATTCTCCTACGGTGTGCACGTAAATACCATCTTTCTTATTGTCATAAGCTTCCACGATACCAACTGTACGATATCCAAACTTCCATGCATCTGCATCCTGGTTTACATCCGGGGAAATAATCTTGGAAACTGTATGTTTCTGGTACTGGATCGCTGTCTGCTTATCCACGATCAGGAAGTTGATTGCTTTTCCTGCCGCGTTCTTTTTAAAGCCACCCTCTCCACTTGCGTTAAGATCAATTTTGGAATAGAATCTTCCCTCCGGTACTTTCACGATTCCTGCAAATCCCTCAATCGCTTTCTTGGAAGCTGTGGTATCCAGATCCTCAATCATGCCATAGATAGTTGGATTGATAAACAGATAACAGGTTGCAAGGTTTGCCTCTGCATTTTCAATCTTTCCTCTGGCTGCTCTAAGCGCCGCAAGCGCTGCTTTTCCATCAGAAAGAGCTGCTGCCACAGTTGTTACTCCTGCAATGGACGCATATCCAGCAAGACGGTAAGCATCAAGCTCCGGTACCACCTTAGTACGCAGGAACTCTCCGGAAAGTCTTCCAAACGCAACACCTGCAGTCTCAATATTGTCCACTGCGTCAATGGTAAACATTCGGCCACGATCATATCCACATTTTTTGGTTTCGTATTCCAGGGTTACGTCACCAGCTTCATAACCAGTCTGTTTGTTGTAATTTGCCAGACCCTGCATAGACATTTTCGGGATCAGGATCTCATTTGCATTTGCTCCCTCTCTGACCATCTCGTTCGGACCATCCAGAACCGCTGTAAGGGATGCCAGTTTGTAAACCTCATCCAGCATCGTAGAATATGCTTTTCTTAATTCAATTGTATTTGCCATATCTTTTTACCTCTTTCTAAAAATTATTTGTTGTTTGCCGGAAGTCCCATAGCTGCTCTGATCGCGGAAAGGTTGTCCCCTCCGATATCAGCACTGCCGCCAGTTGCTCCCACCGGGTTTTTAAATGGCTCATTAGAACCAAATAAATAAGCATCTGATTCCTTTACGGTTTCCAATGCTTTCTTAATGTCCTCAGACTGGTTTTTCGATGCTTTCAGGGCATCCATATCAAGCATGGCCATCACTGCTTTTTCATTGCGCCCTCCGGCTGTCTTGATGGCTTCTTTGATGGTATCGGAAAAAATGCGGTCTGCTTCTTTCGCTGCATACTCCGCATCCTTGTCCTTTAACTGCTGATTGAGCTTATCAATTTCGCCCTGCATAGCTGCCGGATCTACGTCTTTAAATTTCTCTAAAGATTCTGTTGCTGTCGCAAGCTGATCTTTGAAGTTGTCACGCTCGCTCTCGGCCTTGGCAGTCTTTGCTTTCTCTGCAGCAATGTCTTTCCCGTTTTCAGCCATAATTTTATCAACAACATCCTGTTCCAATCCAAATCCTTTTAAAAATTCAGTTTTCATGCTTTCTGATCTCCTTTCGTCTTAGGTTGTTTTAGGCGTGTAACCATCCGCCACGAATCGACTGTTTTAGGTCTGATCAGCTGACCAATTTGCATAAAAAATAAGACGCTTCGCCCTGCGTCTCAAAGGGAGATATCTGGATCACCGCCTTTCTACTGATAACCCCTTACCATCAAAGCAAATCGTATCACCGATTTTGGCCGTCTGGTCATTTATCCTCACCCCTTTCAAGATTTCTGCACCATCACAGATACCGTACAGAAACTTTACTGTTTTATAGTCTATGCGGTCTGTCAGCCAGTTCGGAGCCAGCATGTCCGCATCTTTGGTCACTGTATACTTTTGTATCATTCCTCATAAATCACATCCAGCCCATAAGCAACTGCTGCATCATGTTCAATACGGCATCCTCTTGCATTTTCCCATCCCTTGCAGAAATATGCCGCATGACAAAGAGACATATTCTCCAAAGATTTAGCCAGGAAACACAATGGAATCTGTACTACGCCTCTCTCCTGCATTTTCTCCTGGCTATACCATTCATCTGTAAACAGGGTATTTACAATCTCGTATCCCTTTTCCTGTAATGCTTTGATTGCCTTTTCTCTAGTTGCAATAATCTCCTCATCTGTTTTTCCTGCCATTGGCTGACTTAACATTGCTTTCATCATAGCTTTTCACCTCGTTCTTTCTTAAAAATGGGTATAAAAATACCACCTGTCATTTTCTGACTGGTGGTATCAGATCTTTCACATATCAATCATCTTTATGATTCGGATATTTTAGACAAGATTCATATTACATGCCTTCCACATTCTCAATCTGATCAACAATATCCTCTAAGGCTTTTCCATCAAAAAAAGGAGTCTGCATCACTTCATCTATACTATGAGCTTCCATAAATTTATCCCCATACCACATATCGAAATGTTTGGCGCTGAATGGGTCAACACCGCACGCTTTTCCATTGTAATCAAACAAAACATGCGTGCATAAGCTTTCAATTCTGTCTCGCAATCCTTTTACTGTCATAAGATATCCAGATTCTCCTTTCTTTCATTTTCTGTCAATTCTCGGGCCGGACGATCAATTAATTTATCATCTTTATACACATAATCATGTGCGTGTTCCCCTCTATTACCATACGGATGCCGTTTAGCGTTTCCATGGTCATTATTACTGATCTGCTTATATTGTCTTCCGTTTTCATCATAATAGTTTCTCTCAATTCCACCTTTCTTTCCAGTTAATTGAGTAATACTATTAGGATTTCCAGTTAAGGTAACTCTCTTAACTTCGATTATATCCTTACCAGCTGCATTTTTCAATATTGGGGGTTCTATTTTTTTAAGTTCTGTTTTGGTCGGTGTAAACTTCCCTCTCAGTCCATCCTGATAAACACGTTTCATCTGCTCCGGAAGCCCCATAGCTTTGGAAAACTCTCTGTATTTCTGCATCTGGCCCTGGTATTTTGCTTTTTTGAGCATAACCTCCATCTCATCCGCTCCGCCTTCCTGAAGGAGCTTGATATCCTGTCTGCTTTTTCGCATGGCCGTTTCCATTCGGCGTTGCTGCTGAAGAGCCTCATATGTGGTATACTGCTTTCCATTGTAGGTCTTAGGTATGTTTTCCTCTTTCATCATCTGTTTCAGCTGTTTATCTGTGTAGCTCCTCACAGAAATACCAGGAATAAATGCATTATAATCATGATAACAGTTTGCACCCTTTAATCCGGTCACTGTACCAAGACCGCACACACTCTGAAGCTGCTCCATAGTCCATACACGTCCCTGCCACTTTTTATGCTCCGGTCGTGCACCTACATGATAAGTTACTTCATAGCTGTCAGTTCCCAGATCTTTCGCAACCTGTTCATTGATTTTTCCCTGAACCTGTCGAAACCCTGTCATAATCGCCCTTCTGGCCGCAACATCAATCCGGTTATGATGTCCAGAATCATAATCTATCCAACGCACACCGGAATCCGTCATTTTCTTAATAGTTCTCGAAAGTACCCGATTATAAGAGAACGCTCCGCTTACAATATCCATCACTGCGCCATCCATGGTGGAACGGTAAAATTCCATTAGCGGCGAATAGGTAATCCGTCCATCCGCACCTCTGATGGCAAATCCCATAGAGTTTGCCAGGTTCTTATATTCTCCGGATATCTGCCTTTTTACTGCTTCTATAGTCTGTTGCAGGGGAACATTATCTTCCAGTGGTATCTGCTCAAATCCGGAAACTTTATAGTACCTGTCATGTCCATAGTATTCTCTGTATACCTCATCTGAGAAAATACGATCCATTTCTTCATCGGATGCTTTTAGTGCTTCCTGAATCCTTTTTTTGATATCCTCTTCCGCTTTTCCAAGCTGCTGTAGGCGAGTGATCTGCCAGCCTGAGGATGCCGTAGAAAAACCATTCTCTTTGATCCTGCGAACAATATCAGTCATAATCCTGATTTCCAGATCAGAAAATATTCTGCTTATTTTCAGCGGTAATTTTTCCAGCTGTCCCTGTGTCATTCAATCACCTCTGCCGGATTCTGCACCGCTACCTTTGCCTGCTCTTCGGTTTCTCCATACCATTTCTTTCGGTATTCCCAAAGCTGCATTGCTCCCATAGATACATCTGCCCGGTCCTGCTGACGTTCTGTTTCTTCATCCGTAAGAATAGAATCATTGAATTTACAGGAAAACTCATAACCCGAGTTCAGCATACTGTTATAAAATGCAAGACCTGCCGCAAAATCTTCCAGACAATCGTATAAATTATTCTGAATTGCAGTGACACGGTTGTACTTCCGGTTTTTAGAAGTCTTGATCTCTGTAGCCGTTTTGGCAACCTCCTGCACATCTGACAGATCTCCGTAAGCAAGCCCGACAGAAAACTCAATCTCTCGCTTGTACTCTTCCAGACCGCGCTTAAAAGCTTCATCCCGCATTTCAGGAGAATATTCCTTCAGAAGCTCTTGGTCTTTTCCGGCTTCCAGGTTCAATCCGCGATAAAGTCGTTTCTTCAGCTTTTCCATACTGAATCTGCCAGTTGATTGATCCTGCTTCAGCGCTTTATTATCCACATGGATTGCACGTTCTCCGGATTCATACTCCCAGTCAAGCCTTGCACTCTGGATATCTGCTTTTCTGATCAGATCTACCGCTGATTCATAAACGGAAACACCGCAGGCAGAACCATCAATCCTGTTCTTAATCGGATTCCGGTAATATCCAAAATCCATCCGGTTCATTCCAGGATATGTAATCGGTCCAGGATCAATATTGGCCCATTCTTCTACTGCTTCCAGACTGCAAGGAAGACCAATGTCTCTTGATGTCTGAGAATGAAAGCACTTATTTTCTATGGTCAGATTTCCATTGATAAAATAGTGCCGTTCGAACCGAGTAAAATAATCTACATCTCCAACTTTTTTTACAGTCAGGAATGCGATATCATTCGGTTTCCCATCATCCCCAAAGCTGATAGGAATAATCTTATCTGCAGATACAAACTCAGCCGCAGCTTCTCCCAATGGCTTCAGGACGAACGATCCAAGCGCAAGACCCTCCTGAATATTTTCATTCAAATTTGAAATATTCTTCTGATAAATCCTGTCCAGCCGTTCGTTGCTCAGGCTCGTTTCCATCTCCACAAGAGCACAGTCTGCAAATTCCCGACAGATTCCCTCTTCTATTCCGAGAGAAACAATACTGTCAGTGATCCAGTCAGCCTGACCGTTCAGCATCTGTTTCCATTCATTGATTGCATCAATCATCTTGTCGGAGAGGGTGATATCCTTGCCAACAATCTGTTTTAATGTCGTATATCCAAACATCTGCATGAATCCTTTCCAAAATCTCTTAAATCCCTCAAACATCTTCCACCTCTTCAAGCAGGTATTTCATATCACGCTCAATCGTATACTCAAAAGCGTCCAGGCTGTCTATGTCTGTGCTGCCATCATCCAGACGCTCATCTTTCCCGATAACCTCTTTATCCCACACTGCATCAGAAAAAGCTGTTTTTAAACTCTCGCAATCTTTTGTAATAAAAAACCGCCCTGCTCCCATGAGCTTGACGGTACACCTGATTCTGTCGTTGATTGTTTTCTTCTTTGCCGGCCGGACGCTGATCCACGGGAATCTCGCTTCTACAGCATTCCGGATAGAATTGCCCAGGACTGTTTCTGCGTTATCCCAGTATACGGACTCTACGTTGCAATATTGCACATAATCTCTATGTTTTACAAGAACCCCGTACTGGTCTATTACTTCCTGAACAAATTCACAAAACAGTTCATTCAGCCGGTTGCTGTCAATATCCTCATTTTCGTCTTTTGCCATAATACGTTTGGATCTCAAGGCAATCACATCTCTGTAATCATCCGTGTATCCTCTGGCAACAAAAGAATGGCCAGACTGGTTTCCGCCAAAGTCCAGACCAATTTCAATTGACGTAATATCTTCTTTCCGGAACTGCCTACGCTCCGGATCAGGAGAAGTCTCATCTACAACCTCACATAAAAAGGAATCTGGATTATCAGCAAACCGTTTATAGATCGCTCCCTCTGCTCTCTTCCACAGCCCCAGAATAAGCCGGTCATAATAAATCGTACCCTCGTATTCCTTACAGAGCTGCTGCACAAATTCTTCTGGAAGAAACGGATTGTCAAATATCGTGTATCTCTGAAGGTAAATATCCAGTTCTTCATTGTCCAGAAATTCTTTCAGCCAGTGAGTAGGATTCTCAGGGTTACATGATCCATCAAAGCAGGAATACGGCTTGTCCAGACGGGATTTCAGCATCTGGAATACTTCTTTGTTCCACTTTGCGATCTCATCGCCGTAGCAGTATTTAATACTGGCACCCTGGATCTTTGCCACCTGACTGATCTTCTCTGCACCCAAACAGTAAACGTCCTCTCCACACGCTCTTGCGATATTCCGGTTATTGATCGTCCCGATCAGCTTGTCTGTGTAGATCTCGCG